GGACACGCTGACACGCTGCCGCCGAACGAAGGTGCTGCTCCTCGATGACCTCGGGAAAAACAAATTCACCGAGCGGGCGGAACTGGAACTCTTCGACCTGCTGGAACACCGATCCTCCCATGAACTTCCAATCATCTGGACGGCGAATGCGGGCCGCGAACCGCTGAAGCAAATGCTCTCGCCCGACAGGGGCGAGCCGATCCTCCGGCGGCTCTCGGAGTTTACGAAGGTGGTGAGGGTATGAGCGCCTGTTTATTTTGCGAACAGGAAAGCGCCCTTAAGCCGTGTTGCACCAAGCAACGCTGGAAGGTGTGCATGGAGCATTTCATGGTCACTTGCCCGGAGTGCGGTCACGAAGCGTTTTGGATGGAGAACATGAAGGCGGGCAGTTATTTCGCCTGCTTTTCCCTATCCTGCGATTGGACGGCAAAAGAACCACCAAACGAAGTTTTGACTGATACCATATGAACACGCTAGAACACTACATCGAGGCGCACCGGCTCAACGAAACCGAGGTGATGAACATCCTGCAAAACCACGGGGTGATTTCCGACAACTGCGTGACCGCAGCGGAGGTCGCCGGGTCCGGCAAGGCGGTCGCCTTTTTGAACACTCTCCCACCAGACGAACAACCAATCCAATACTAACATGATCACATTATCCATTGATGTAACTCAACTTGACAAAGCCCGCTTCAAGCGGATCACCCGCAAGAACGGCAAAGAGGCGATCTTTGCCGACCTCATCCTCATCGACACCCCGGAATCAGACTACGGGGACTACATCGTCAAACAGCAAGTCACCAAGGAGGAGCGGGCCGCGAAGCTCGAAATGCCGATCCTGGGCAACGCGAAACAACTCATCCCGGTCGCGCAGGCCGCGAAGGAAATCAAGACCCATGTCGAAAAAACCCACGACGACGAAGGTGACGAAATCCCCTTCTAAAGACTACCACGAAGAGGGAGTCCGCGATCTGGCTTGCCATGTCATTTGGCAAGCCATCGAGGACATCTGGAACAAGCATTTTTACAAAAGCAAGCACCAGCAGGAGATTATCAAGGAAGCAAGGCGGACGGCTCGGCATTTTTTCAAAGGCCGGTCGTTCCGCCAAATCTGTTCCACGCTGGATTTACCTGCGGACAAAATCCGAGATGCGGCATTCCACCCGGCGAAATTTCCGCAGATCATCAAGATGCTGCGGGCAAGAAAAAAGAGATGAGTGACACACCCTACGAAGCGAATCAAAAATTGAAAATTGCAACTGAACAATGGGGGTTATGCATCGAACTTGCAAAAAAGCTAAAAGGCGAGCGCGACGATGCATTGTCTCAAATTGTGCAGGCTGAATGCCGCGCTGAAAGGTTTTGCCAAGAGCGTGACGAGGCGAGGTGTTTACTGAAACACGCGCAGTCTGCTTTGGACGCAATTCATTTAGAAATCGGCGGATGGATCGAAACAATGACGATGGCATCAAAATGAACTGGACGCATGAACAACTCCGAAAGCTCGGCTACCGGCAAAATCCCGACGGCAGCTTCAGTCACTCTTCAACTGCGCGGCTACCTCACCCCCAGCCTCAACCGGCTCCTCGGCCAGCATTGGTCGGCAATCCAAAAAGAGAAAGTGAGTGCAAAAATCGCACTACTCTTTGCATTACGAGACGGGCAGTCAGTCTGCTCGACGCCGACAATTTTGCAGGAGGCTGCAAACCACTTATTGACCAACTCCGCTACGCGAAACTTATCACAGACGATGACCCGGGAAGCGTCGAAATTATCTTCCGGCAAATCAAAGTCGCGACGAAAGCGGAAGAAATGACCACCGTCGAAATAACAACCACAGGGGGAGTATGAGGGGGAGAACCGAGAATCTTGTCAAGACCAATTTTGACTGATACCATCAACTCTATGAAACTGAACCCAAAACAAGAGGCGTTTTGCCAAGGTGTCGCGAGCGGTCTCTCGCTCACGCAAGCCTACATCCGCGCCGGTTACGCTGAAAAAGGAGCAGGTCAAAATGGGGAGCGCATGATGAAAAATGATGAAATTGGCAAGAGAGTGGACGAACTCCGCGCCAAATCCGAGGCCAAGCTCAACTACAAACGCGAGACCTACCTCGAAACACTCCGCGAGCGGTTCATGGAGATGCCACCGGAACTTCCCGCCACGGCGAAATACGGGGAGATGCTCGCGAAGGCGATGGGTTGGAACGAACCGGAGAAGGTCGAGGTCTCGGGAGGGCTGGACCACATCATCACCATCGGTGGCCCTCAAAATTAACATCATCCCGCGCCCGCAGTTGGCGAGCTACCTGCACCGGACGCAACGCTGGTCGGTGATGGTTTTGCATCGCCGCGCCGGGAAGAGTTTCGTCTGCATCCAAGACCTCATCGCGAAGGCGCTCTCGCACAAGCGCAGCGGACCACCTCTCCGCTACGCTTATGTGGCTCCGACCCGCGAGCAGGCGAAGGACATCGCTTGGAAATACCTGGTTCAATTCACTAGCCAAATCCCTGGGGTGGTGATCAACAAGGCCGATCTCGCGATCACCTTTCACAACGAGGCCACGATTCGCCTCTACTCGGGCGAAGCCTACGAGCGCCTTCGCGGAATCTACCTCGATGGGGTGGTGATGGACGAGGCGGCGGACCTCGACCCAGCGGCATGGGACAATGTCATCCGGCCCACGCTTACCGACTACCAAGGCTGGGCGACATGGGTGGGAACACCGAAGGGGCGAAACATTTTCTGGAAAATGTGGAACCGGGCGTGTGCGGACAACGAGTGGTTCACACTCCAACTCAAGGCGAGCGAAAGCGGAATCATCCCGCCCGAGGAACTCGCGGACATTCGGCGTGGGACCACGGAAAATGCGTTCCAGCAAGAATACGAATGCTCCTTCAACATCGGTCGCCCGGGTGCGATCTATGTGCGAAGCCTCGAAAAGGCCAGAGCCGAGAAGCGGGTCACCAACGACATTCTGTGGTTCAAGGAACTTCCCGTTTACACTTCATGGGATGTCGGCGCTCCGCTCAACCAGAAGGTCTGGATATGGCAGATGGTCGGCGACCGAATCAATTATTTGGAGGCGCTCTCCGGGTCCGACGAATGCAAGACCCCGGCGGATTGGGCGGCACGGCTCAAGGACCGGCAGTATGCCTACGGGGGGCATTACATCCCGCACGATGCCGCAGCGGAAGTTGGAGGACTCTGGCAGGAGGCGCTGGCTCGCAGCGGGCTGACCGGCGTGGTGCCGGTGCCGAGGCAAATTTCGGTGTGGGATGGGATCAACCTCGCCAACGATGCGTTCCCGCGCATTCACATCAACGAGGCCGGATGCGCGGACGGAATCGAGGCGCTCGACGCCTACCATTCCAAGGAGGAGCGTGATGGCGTCACCATCAAAGATGTTCCTGTCCATGATTGGTCGTCGCACTTTGCCGATGCGTTCTCGCTATCGCACCAGGCTATAAAAAAAGGCATGGTCATCGACCGCTCCGCGATCCCGCGCAAACCGGAGCGCCATGAGGCGATTAAGGTCGTTGCCGGTTTCCGAGGCGGAGGATTCGGAAAGGTGCGGCGGTGACTATGGTATCAGTCAAATTTTTGCCAAATTTTTAATTTGTGCGAAAACATTGGATATGTATTGCGACTGCGAGGAAGAAATTCAAAAAAATCCAGAAGCATTTTTGCTGATGGAAGAAATTGCCAATGGCAATTCAGATGCTTTGCATTGGATGAAAGCATTCTGGTCGTTCACGCATTTCATCGACGACTGCGTGGATAAAGACAGGATTGCAACTAGCGACGAATCCAGCGAGGTGCTGGCACTTTTTGTTGAGAGTCTCGTTTGCAATAAATTTTTCCTTAAAAACAAAACCTTTTTATACCCGCTTATCGTGTCTGCGTGTTGTCGTTGGCGTGTCGGGGATTCGCTAGATAAAGGGGACCACGACGATCAAATCCGAGCGCAAGTGGTGAGGTGCGGCGACATCGATATTTATCTGGGAGTGGCTTTCATCATTGGCGGATTTTCGCACATGGCAAAATGCGCCGACAAATGCAGAACCTACGACATTAACTAAAGAAAGGAAAACATTACTATGTATGGAGGAGGAGGAAGAAAAGGACCAAGCAAAGAAGAGCAAAAGCGTGCTGAAGAACAGCAAAGACAAGCGCAAGAAGCTGCCGCCGCCCAACAACGCCAATGGGCTGCCCAGCAGCAAGCCGCCCAGCAAGCCGCCCGGCAAGCCGCTGCCAGAGCAGCCGAGCAGCAGCGTCAATTTCAAGAGCAGCAAAGAATTTACCAAGAGCAACAAGCTGCCCAGCAATTAGCCTTTCAAAAACAACAAGAGGAGGCAAGGGCCGCTTACGCCGCGCAGCAAGAGGCAGCGGCAAGGCAGGCCGCAGAAGCAAGAGCCGCCCAAGAACGGCAAGCGCAAATACTAGAACGGCAGCGTCAAGATCAATTGGCCGCGCAACAAGCGCAGATGGAAGAAATGAAAAGACAAGCAGAGGCAAATAAGCCAGCGCCTCCGGCACAGGTGGACTCAAGCATAGAGGAATCAATTCAGTCGGAAATTAACCGGAAAAAAGGAATGCGTCGATCCATTTTGGCTGGCGAAAGTTCGCAAGCTCCAATCACGACCGGCTACTCGACCCTCGGCTGATGCAGTTTTGACTGATACCAATGACCGGAAAGAACCCCGACCTCGTTGAGAAGGTAATCCAGCGGCACCAAGAAATGGTGCAACAACGCACCACATGGGAAACTTTGTGGGAAGACATTGCCAAGTTTGTGATGCCACGGAAAGCCGGTCTGTTCACCCAGCAGTCGCAGCCGGATATTGCCGACGAGACGGCGCTATTTGATGCCACGGCGGTTCGCGCCAACATGATCCTAGCAAACGGCCAACTCGCGTGGATGACTCCGATGGAATCGCGTTGGTTTACGATGGACCCTCCAAAGGAAATGGAATCCGAGGATTCTGTTGAACAATGGTTCAAGCGTTGCACCGAGGTGGTGCAGGCGGAAATCAGCAGGTCGAACTTTTACACAGAAATCCACGAACTTTATTTAGACCGTGGCGCATTCGGCACGGCGGCGATCTTGGTCGAGGCCGGTCGCAATTCCCCGCTCAATTTTACCAAGCTCGACATCGGTTCGTTTGCGATCTCCGAGAACGACGAAGGCTATGTCGATACGCTCTCACGCGAATATGAGATGACCGCACGGCAGGCCGCGCTCAAGTTCGGCGTAGAGGCGCTTCCCGAGGGAATGAGGAAGGAACTGGAATCTCCCAAGTCTTCCAAAAAATACACCTGCATCCACATGATCTATCCCCGAGGTCCGGGCGAGATCGAACTCGGTAAGAAGGACGCGAACAACAAGCCGTATGCCTCGGTTTACATCGAGAAAGCCTCGCGCCATGTGCTGATGGTTTCGGGTTACGACGAGCAGCCATTTTTCGTCACTCGTTACCTCAAGTGGAAATCCTGCGAAGCGTATGGCTACTCGCCATCGTGGACCGCGCTGCCCGAGTGCAAGCAACTCAACTTTCTCGAAAAGCAACTCGACTCGCTCGCCGAGATTCATGCGTTCCCGCGCATTCTCATTCCAGCGGGATTCGACAACGACATCGATCTCCGCGCCGGGGGCGTGACCTATTTCGATCCCAACAACCCCTCGGCGATGCCGAAGGAATGGGGAACCGGCGGGCGCTACGACATTGGCGTGGACCGAGCCAACCACAAGCGTGAGGCGATCAACGAGGCGTTCCATGTGGACCTCTTCAAAATGTTCGCTCAACTCGAAAAGCAGATGACTGCTCGCGAGGTCGCCGAGCGCAGCGCCGAAAAGCTCATTCAATTCTCGCCGACCTTTGCCCGGATGACGACCGAGCTATTCAATCCGATGCTCCGCCGGGTTTTTGCGATCCTCGCCCGCCAAGGCAAGTTCCCGCCACCACCCCAGCAACTCGCGATGGTCGGATTCATCCCCGAGCCGGATATCGCCTACAATTCGCGAATCGCGCTCGCGATTAAGCAACTTGAAAACGCCGCTTTTGTTCGCACCAGCGAAATGCTTCTGCCCTACGCGCAGATCAAGCCCGATATGCTCGACAATTTCGACTTCGACGAGATCACCCGCGACATGGCCCGCAACGATGGTCTCCCTGCTCGTTGGCTGATGGACGAGGAAATGGTCGCGCAGCAACGAGCCGCCCGCGCCCAAGCCGCGCAGCAGCAAATGCAGGCCGAGCAGATGGAACGCACCGCAAGCGCCCTCGGCAAAGCAGGCAGCGTGAAGCAGGACTCCGCTCTCGCCGGAATGCTCCCCGGCATGATGGGACAAGCGTGATGGCTCCCGAAGACAAAGCCGCCGCGTTGAAACGCGAGCGCGAGCGCCAAAAGATCACCAACGCCTACCACCGGGTTTTCGGAACCAAGGAAGGCCAAGCGGTCATCGCCGACCTCAAGGCGCAGTTCGCCACCGAGTCCCAAGTCTTCCTCCCCGGTTACGATTTCAACCCCGTGGTCGCCGCCCTTCGCGATGGTCAGCGCGGGGTGATCCTTCACATCGAATCGGTCCTCCGCAGGCCGGTCATCGCGGACGGCGACATTTCTGAACCCAAACGAAAGATCAAAAAATGAGCAAGAAATCCGAACCCAAAAAAGACATCCCGCCACGCCCCGAAATGGACCCCATGCTTGGCGACAAGACCATCGAACTCGTCGAGTGGCTGCGCGACTACGCGCCCGAGGAATTTCAGAAGACCTACGCCGGTCGCTCGACCCACCTCGGTTACCACCCGCATCAAGACTGATGCGGTTTTGACTGATACCATTTATGGAAGACACCATCGACACCTCCTCCGAGCAGAGTCTGCTCGACACAGGAGCCGACAGCACCAACGCCGCAGCGCCCGCCGCTTCGGAGACGACCACCACCACAACGCAACCCTCAACGCCTTCGACCGGCTGGGTGAATCCAGACGGCACCTTCGGTGACAAGTGGCTCGATGCTTTGCCGGATGATGTCGCCGACTACAAAAACTCGTTCAAAAATTTCAAAAGCGTTCCCGACATGGCGAAGGCACTCGCCAATGCGAATGCGCTGATCGGGAAAAAGCTCGGCGTTCCCAATGAGAAATCCTCGCCCGAGGAAGTCGCCGCCTTCCGCCGTGCGATGGGCGTTCCCGAAACTCTGGAGGAATACAAGTTCGCGCCGGACTCCGTTCCGGAAGGCTTGGAGTGGAGTGAAGAAATGTCGAAGCCTTACGCCGAGATCGCTCACAGGCATGGCATCCCGCCAGCCGCGATGAAGGAACTCGTCACGCAACACGCGAAGACCGAGGCATTCAAAATGGAAGCGATCCAAGCGACCTACGAGAAGCAGCGCACCGAAGCCGTTCAGAGTCTCCAGAAAGAGTGGGGAAATGATTTCGGAAAAAACATCGGACTCGCCAAGCAGGCCGCGAAGCTCGCTGGGGTCGATGCAAACTCGCATGGATTTTCTGATCCCGAGGTCGTGCGTGGATTCGTTCGCATGGCGCAAATGATGAGCGAAGATAAGATCGGTCGCTCGATGGGCGGCACCGAGTTTATGACCGGCGCGGCCCGCGCCAAGGACATCATGTCGAACCCCGAGAATGCTTGGCACAAGCGTTACATGGAGGGCGACAAAGAAGCCGCCGCGCTTGTCACTTCCTTGCTCAAGCAGGGATGAATTTCTGCGGGGTAGTGAAGAGGCATCACACCAGTTTCATAATCTGGAATCCCGAGTTCGATTCTCGGCCCCGCTAATTTTTGACTGATACCACGGAGTGTGCTACACACTCCTCCGTCAGAGCAGACAACTCCTTTGTGAATCTGCTCCCAAAACCCCGATCCGACGATCCGCAAGGACAACCGGCAAGGACAGGGAGCAAACGAACCATCAGTTTCGACTGATACCAACCAACTCAACACAAGGAGAACAAAATGGCAGACCTCAATGGTGTTCTGACGAACATCCCCAACCACTACACGACCCAGTTCGATAGCAACTGGAAACACCTCGTTCAGCAGAAAAATTCCAAGCTGAAAGAATATGTGACCATCGATTCCATCGAAGGAAAAGAGAAGTCCTACAATCAAATCGACGCGACCTCGATGACGCAGATCACGGACCGTTCCAAGGACACCGTGATTAGCGACCAAGTGATGGCCAAGCGTTGGATTCGCCCGCAGCAATACAACACCGCGAAGCTCATCGATGAGTGGGACGAGCAATTGCTCGGCGAAGTTGTGTTGCCAACTAGCCCGATCATTCAGTCCCACGCCTCGGCTTATGGCCGCACCTGCGACACGATCATCATCGGCGCGTTGGGTGGCACCGCTTACACCGGCACGACCGGCACCACCGCAACCACATTGCCTGCTGGCCAGAAGGTCGCAGTCAACTATGTGGAATCCGGTGCCGCCGCAAATTCCGGCCTCACCATCGCCAAGCTCCGCGCTGCGAAATTCCTTTTCGACTCCAACGATGTCGATGAGGAAGAGGAGCGCATCCTCGTGGTTTCGGCCAAGCAGCTTCAAGACCTGCTTCGCACCACGGAAGCCACCAGCGCCGACTACAACACGGTTCGCGCCTTGGTGGACGGCAACTTGAATACCTTTATGGGTTTCAAATTCCGCCGCACCCAACTGCTTCCGAAGACCAGCACGGTTCGCAGCGTTTACGCCTATGTGAAGTCTGGAGTCATCCTCGCCGAGCGTGGACTCAAGACCCACATGGACATCCGCGCCGACCTCTCGCACTCCCTTCAAATCCGTTCCGTGGCCAGCCTCGCTGCCGTCCGCATGGAAGAGAAGAAGGTCGTCGAGATCGCCTGCGACGAAGCCTAACCAAAACCCGCTGGCAGACCGGGAAAAGTCTGCCTTCCCCCCTTTCCCATTTTCTAACGCGCCTCAATGACAGACATCCAAATCTGCAACCTCGCTCTCGCCCGACTCGGTGACGCCCGCATCACCTCGCTCTCGGACGCGACCGCGCAGGCGCAGTATTGTTCTCTGTTCTACGCGCAGACTTTGGAGGAACTCCAAACGGAGTTCGATTGGCAGTTCTGCCGGAAACTCGCCTCGCTGACCGCTGATGCGACTGCTCCGGCCTTTGGCTACGCCCGCCGGTTCGCCGTTCCCTCCGACTTTCTCCGACTGATCCGCCTCAACGGGATCGATGAGGACGAGAACTTCTCCAAGTGGGAGATCGTGGATGGGTTCATCCACACCGACCTCGCCGCACCCGCGCAGATCGAATACATCGCCCATGTCACCGACGCCGCGAAGTTCCCAGCGGTCTTTGTCGAAATCCTTTCCGCGAAGCTGGCCACGAACCTCGCGATGCCGCTCACCGGCTCGAAAGACCTTTTCGCTCAAATGGCCGAGGTTTTCTCGGCCAATATGCAGCGCCCGGTCGTCAAGGCGCTAATCCTCGCGACCGCCAAGGACCGCCCATCGACCACGCTCACCGAGGACGAGCTTTGCCGCCAAGCGATCTTGCGGGTCGGCACCGCCGAGCAGTTCGGACCCTCCTCGCAGGCGATGCTCCTTGCCAAGTCCCTCTACCCACAGGTGCGCGATGCATTGCTTTTAAGCGGATCGTGGACATGGGCGATGAAGGCCACCACGGTCATCGAATCCCTCCCGCGCCCGGAATACAAGTGGGCTTACCGCTACGCGATACCCACCGACTGCCTGCGCGTCTTCCGGGTCAACGATTACGACTACTCGACCGGCGACTCGTCGTGGGAGGTGTCTGGGAACTTTGTCCTCACCAATGCCGATTCCGGCTCACCCGCATGGGTCGTGGATCGTGTCTACGAGGTCGGCAATGCGGTTTCCAACAACGGAGCGGTCTACCGATGCCTGGTTGCCGGTTCGACCAAGCAACCCGGCGTCACCGCGAATTGGACGACCGATTGGGATATCTGGCTCGGCACGGCGATCACGCTGGAATATGTCCGCAAGGTAACGGATGTCACGGCCTTCGATTCCCTTTATATCGATCTTCTCACGGCCAACCTCGCCTCCAAGCTCGCCGTCCCGCTGACCGGCGATGCGAACAAAGCCGCGCTGCTAGCGAAGGAAACCGAAATCCTCGGCAAAAGCCCCGCCATGCGCCGGGACTCCACCGAGCGCAAGGGCCGGATCAAGCCCGCGTGGATGTCGAGCAAACTCGTCTCCTCCCGCAATGGAGGTGATGGCATCGAGGCATCCAAGGCGACCGGCGGCGGTCCCGCAGGCGGGATCAGCTACCCATCGCTCCAAGTCCAAGTCGGGACGGTCACCGCACTCCCCAGCGGAACGACCCCCACCGTCACCAACACCGGCCAATACGACACGGCGGTCTTGAATTTCGGACTCCCGCAAGGGCCGGTCGGTCCAGCCAACACCCTCTCGGTCGGCACGGTCACCACGGGAGCCGCCGGGTCATCCGCAGGCGCGACCATCACCGGCACCGCGCCCAACCAGACCCTCAACCTCGCGATCCC